CACCTACAGACTTTCCTCGTATTCTTAAAAATAAAAATTCAACATCAAAAATAGGAATTTTATATGGGTCTATTTTTGAAAAAGTGCAGTTAGTAATAAGTCCTGCTAGTGCTTCTTTTACCTGTTTATCATCATTAGATTCAGAAGCCATCATTAGAGTTTTTTGTTCTTTGACCAAGAAGGGTCTGTATTTAATCGTTTCGCCAGTTGATGGTTGTTCAAGCTCATAAACTGGCGTATCAAGTTTAGGTAACGCCATAATTTTTCATCCTTTATTATAATCTATTCAGTATTCTAGGAATATTCCTACTTATATTTCTCTCTGCTGTACTAATCACAGTTTCTGTAATTCTATCAAAAATATTAGTGCCTGGATTTTGATTTTGATCTAAACTAGTCCAATATCTAAAACTAAAACTTACATTTGTTAACATCAATGTATCATTATCACCGTATGATAATTGATTTGCACCTATAGTCTTTGGGAAGACTTCCCACAGTTTGAGGCCATATCTTCTTTTATCTTGTTTATCTAAAACATATATTTGTATCTCACCAATATAGTCATTATAGTATCCAATATTCCAAGTTGTTTCATTGAACGCTTGTCTTTGCCAATTCTCAAAAAATACTCTTTCTGACAACTGCGAACTTGCTTGAAAATCTATAGATATATCCTCTGCATAAGTAACACCTTCCACAACTTCTCTTTCTGGGCCGTATACGTTTGAATCTTGAGTTGTTGCTAAGTTTCTGCCAGGCATATTAACACTTTGAGCTCGCAAAGATATACTTCTAGTATCACTTTGTCTTTCCATACCAGAAAAAATATTAGTTTGATTCCCACCACCAAGTTTTGCTGGGGGTAAAATTAAAACTTCATATCTATTTGGTTGTGCATATCCATTGTCATCATGAAATCCAGAAAGAACATCATTTAGAACAGCAAAAGCACCACCTTCTAAAAATTTAGGAATTTCTGCCATTAGATCATACTCCTAGAATCAGACCATACTTCTTTTGCGGTTGCTTTCTTAAATCTTTGCACTGGTAAAAGAGTTGCAACCGTAAACTCGTCTGCATCTATTCTACGAAACTCAGACTGCACTTGACTAGCTAAGTATTTGTGTATGGTTGGTTGTATTAATTTTACTCTTTTTAATCTACTATAATCAACAATTATTCGTGTGCTTTCATCAAAGTTTGTATTGTTAGAGTAATCTACCAATCTATCTAGTAATTTTATTCGTAGGGGAATTGGAAGATAGTGTAAATTTAATCCTAGAAATCCATCACCATAGGTTTCCAGAGGTAACACCAAAGGAAAGGTATCGTAGTAAGGTAATTTTTTCTTGAATTTTGGATTGTAGAAAAACATATTTAACCTACCATAAAATGGTCGAGTGTTTCTCTTACCATCACGAATCAAGTCCTGAGCTGAAGGTTGCCCAAACTCTTTGATCTTATCTCTATACCATTGAGTAGATTTTGGTCTACCTTTAGCATCGTCTAAAACGCTTTGAATATATTTACTCTGTGCCATACTAGTATTTATACGTAGTTCTATGACAGAGACTAAAATTCATCCTCTGTGTCTAAATCTATATCTAACACTAATAGTGGGGATGTTGCTCTTGATTGGCAAATTGTTAGTTGTGTGTCGTGGTCTATATCCGTGTTACTTAATAAGTCACGATGGTCCACTGTTCCTTCTGTGTAAGTAACGAGACATTTACTACACATACCTACCTTACATGAAGAGGGATGGTCTATCTTATTTTCATATAATATGTCAAGTATACTTTTGCCTATAGGTACAAGAAATGTATCTCCTGTACTTGCTATTTTTATATTAAATTCTATGTCTTTCATGAATTTATTTATGAGACAAATCTAATATTTAAACATTCAATGTTTTTATCAATCACATTCTAAAAACGTATACCCAACTCATCCTCTGTGAGTATCTTAAATTCCATGTCATTATGATCACACCATTTAGTTGCAGATTTCCATTTTGCTTCATTTATACCCCAAGTCCTAACTTCATTTATAAATCGTTTAGTTTTTCGGGTAACAGGCTTTGGTGGTCTAGTTTGTTTCTTAGGTTTAACTTCTATAATAAACTTTTTAATCTTACCACTTGACTGCTTAACTTTAATATAAAAATCTGGAAAGTAACGATGCATTTTACCGTCCCAAGGGGATAAATAGGGTATAATGACTTCTTCAGAACACCACTCAATAATTTTTTCATTGGTATCGCAATACACCATAAACTTTCGCTCCCATGAGGAGCGATAGATTATGTTAGATGGATTCCCTCTATATTTTCGAGGATTGTTTGGAGTATATTTACCTTTGTATGTCTTCATGTATAAATACTTATAACAGTTTATAAGGACACTTAAAATGGCAGTATTAACAGGAATTAGTGATGCAGTAAGAGCAGGAATAGCTGGAGCTGCTGGTCAAGCAGTTAAAGCTGGTGCTGATGCAGTTAGAAATATTGCTGGTTTAAATAAAGAAGGTGGTAACTCTGCACTCGCTTCTTCAATTGGTGCAAATAAAGGAACTTCTAGCAATATCTTAACATATCCTTTAGATGTAGATACTGACCCACAACAAGGTCATTATATTATGTTTATGATTAATGAAAGAATTCCAGGCAAGCTTGCAAAAAATAAGGGTAAAAATACTTTAGAAAGTGCAAAGAAAAAGGTAGTTGATGAAGGTGCTTTTCCACCACAGGGTCCAAGTGAAGAAGAACGATCAATAGCAGACGATAAAGCTAACCAGATACTTCATGCAGATTTAAAAGCTGGTAAGATAAAATCTTCTGTATCTTCTGCTGGTGGTAAACTAAATCGTTCAATTGTAATGGAGAAACTTCCTACTCAAAGACTTGCAACAACTATTGCATTATATATGCCTCCTGCTGTTCAAGTGCAATATAATGTAAAATATGGTGATAAAGAAATTGGTTCTCTTGCTGGTGTTGCTAGTGCTGCTATAGATGCATTTAAAGGTGCTGGTGATGGTAGTGCAACTAAAATAAAAGCAGTTCTTACAGCTGTAACTGGTAGTGTTGGAAAAGAGGGAATAACAAGTGCGTTAAATGCTTCTATAGAAACTGTAGCGCCAGGCGCAAAAGCTTTACAGGAACTTTCAAGTGGAAGTGTTATTACTCCAAGAATGGAAATGATGTTTGAGGGAGTTGGTAGAAGAAGTTTTAGTTATACATTTGCATTTTTACCTAAAAGTGTTCAAGAGGCACGAATAGTAGAAGACATTATATATCACTTTAAATTCTACATGATGCCAAAATATTCCAATCCAACTACCAGAAGAGAGATGGACATTCCAGGCACATTTGATATACAATATATGTACAGAGGTTCAGAAAACAATTTTATTAATAAAGTGTCAACGTGTTTTCTTCAAAGTGTTGAAGTAGAATATGGTGCAGACCGCTTTACTGCATATGAACCAACATCTAGTAAATTTGGTAATGGTCCACCTCCACAGAAAAGTAAAATTACATTACAATTTAGCGAATTGGAAGTGTTAAGCCAAGATCATATCAAAGAAGGATTCTAATAATGTATTTTGCAAATTTTCCTCTTATACCATATGATTCCGTAGGTAACGGTGAACTTAAACTTGTTACCAATCTAATGAAACGTGTTGCTCTAAGAACAAAGGTAAGAGCAAACACATTACTATATGATACGTATGATGTTAAAGAAGGTGAAACACCTGAGATGTTAGCAGATAAACTCTATGGTGATTCTAATCTACACTGGATAATTATGTATGTAAATAATATCACAGATAGGTATCATCAGTGGCCATTGTCCACACCGCAGTTTCTAGCTTTTGTTAGCGACAAATATAGTGATCCAGACGGCACACACCACTACGAGATAACACAAACCTCTGGTGATACTACAGTTAAAATTAATATTGGTTCCGACAACACAGGGTATTCTGGTACTACATTGATAACAAATAGTGAGTACGAGGAAAGTAGGCAGGATGGATTACGAAGAATACGTTTACTTGACCCAGCATATGTTGATCAATTTGTAGAAGAATTTGAAAATCTTATGAGTGAAAGTGTGCTTTAATGGCTGACGAAATTAAAGAAGTAGGTGATTTTAGATTAGCAGAAGCAAGAATTATAACATCATCTGGAACAGAAATAAACGTAAAACAAAACATAGTTGGACTCAATTTATTTGAGGATTGTCAACGAAATGCTGTGTCTGGAGAAGTATTGATTCAAGACTCTGGTGGGTTTGCTGGTCTTGCTCCAATTATTGGTCAGGAATACTTTTTACTAAAAATTCAAACTCCTTCTCTTAAATCAGAAGAAGATATTATTGATTACACCAAAAATGTTTTCATCATAAATTCTGTACAGAATAGAGAAGAATCTGGTAATAATGTGTCGGTTTATCTGTTAACCTTTACAACCTCAGAGTTGGTAAAAAATCAAAGAACAAGAGTTAATGAATCTTTAAACGGAACATATTCTGATATTGTTGAGGATATGTTAAAAAGAGTTAATTGTCAGAAACAAATTTTTGTAGAGCCAACGAATGGTGTTAAGAGAATTGTTGCTCCAAACATATCTCCATTTGATGTAATATCAATGGCACTAAAACAATCAACATCAAGTTTAAGTGAAAACTTATCTCCTAGTTATATGTTCTTTGAAACATTTAAGGGGTATCATTTTAGAACTTTAGCAAGTATGTACGCTCAACCTGTTGCTCAAAAATATACATCCTACGTGTCTGGCAGTCAAGTGAATAAAGGAATTGTTAACATTGAGACACAACTAGGTGCTGTTCTTGCTTATGAAATTGTAGAGAATAGTAATAGTTTATTTAATTTTACTACAGGTGTCTATGCTTCAAAACTTATTGTTCATAACATCTATAGCAAATCATTTAACGAATATCAATATAATTATTTTGATCATTTTTCTAAAGAGAGACATATCACAAGTTATCATGGTAAAAAACAATTTCCTATTTTTAGTGATGTATCCATAGAGAAGGACGGTTCTAGAAGCTCTGATTTTCCAAGTAGAACATTTTTAACTTCAATCTCACAAGGGGAGACAGATACTAATAATACAACTGTAGACGGTACAGAGCCATTTGCAGCTCCTGATCCACAGAACTCTATACAAGAAAGAGTTTCTACGATGAATCAGTTAGACAAAGGACTTTTACTAAATATAGTTACACATGGTAATACCTCTATCAATGCTGGAGATGTTGTGATACTTGATATACCTCACGTTGCTTCTGTTAAAACAGCTGATAATCCTAAAAACGATAGGTTTTATCAAGGAGTTTTCCTTGTGAAGAGAATTAAACACGAATTTGATTTCGCAAGTAAAAAACATACATCACTTATGACACTCGTAAAGGACTCTCTGGCTAAAGAACTAGACGGACCTAAAGACTTGTATGAGCCAAAACCAGAGAAAAACGCTTCAGTTTTCAGAAATAAAGAAACTTTTTATCCACAACTCTAAAGAAAGGAGGCATATCGACAAAAAAATCTATACCCAAATTGATCTAATGAATTCAGAAAGGAATAATCAATGTCAATAAAGATGAAAAATCGAATCAAGAAAATGAATTTTCAACGTCAAGATCGTAAGATAGTAGAGGAACTTTCAGAGGATGATAAATACATTATAGAGTTATCAGGGTACAGAAAAGATATACCAAGAGGAAATTATGAAGACATACAAAGAATTGCAAGAAGGGCTTAACGATCCCAATATATTTAAAGCGTTTTTTCTAGCTGGTGGCCCTGGCAGCGGTAAATCATACGTTGTCAGGAAAACCACTGGTGGAACTGGATTACAAGTAGTTAATTCAGATGATGCATTTGAGATTTATCTGAAAC